GCGGTATCGGCGGGTCCGACATCGCCGCCCTAGTCGGACTGTCGCGGTACGCGTCGCCGACGTCGCTGTACTACGAAAAAACTGGGCTACTCACCCGCGACCACGAAGACACAGAACGAATGCGAATAGGTCGCCGAATGGAAGGGCTACTAGCCGAAGAATTCGCCGACAGAACAGGTCTGTACTGTGTCGGCGCGCAGACCCTATGGGCGCACAAAGACCACGCGTTCGCCCGTTGCACACTGGACGGGTTCGCCGCCGAAAGCGACGACCTAGACGACACAGCGGTACTAGGGACCGTCCAGTTCAAAACAGACGGGCGGTTCGGCTGGCCTGACGGGGTTCCGCCGAACATACGCGCCCAGTGTGTGTGGGAAATGGGCGTAACAGGTCTGGCGATGTCCTGGCTAGTCGTCATGTTCGCGGGGTTCCGAATTCAGGTGTACGAAATCCCGTTCGACGACGAAGCCAAAACCGACTGGGAATTCATGCTGTCGACAGCGTCCGACTTCTGGGACCACGTCACGACAGGCGACCCGCCGCCGCCCGACGACCACGAAGCGACGACACGCGCCCTAGAAGAAATCCACGAACCAGACCCGACACAGGAACTAGACGCGACCGACACGACGCGTTACCTGGTTGACCTGTTACGCGCCGCGAAGGCGAACACGAAAGCGGCGAAGGCGACAGAAGACGCCCTATCGAACGAACTACGCGGGGTCCTGGGCGACGCCTGCGACCTAGTCGACGGCGGGCGGGTCATCGCGTCATGGCGACCACAGACCGCCCGACGATTCGACGTCGAAGCGTTCCGAACGAACTACCCAGACCTAGCCGACGTCTACACGAACGAAACGACATCGCGCGTACTGCGACTACACACAGCGAAGGGGAAGTAATGCCCACAGGAACCACAGTCGAAGCGGCGGCGAAGGCGGCGGGCGACGCGAAAGACGTCGCCCAGACTCACCTACAACATCTGCGAACCAGTATCGAAAAAGCAGAACCACAGTTCGCTATGGCGCTACCCGAACACGTCAGTTCGGGACGGTTCATACGCGCCGCGCTTACCGCGCTGAACGTCGTTCCACGACTCGCAGAATGCGAACCCCGTTCGGTCATCGCGGGACTAATGCAAGCCGCGCAGCTGGGCCTAGAAGTCGCCGACGTCCGCGGCCAGTGTTACCTGATACCGCGACGCGACTCGCGGGCGGGCGTGATGAAAGCGACATTCCAGCTGGGTTACCGCGGCATGGTCGACCTAGCCGCCCGTTCGGGAATCACAGTCACAGCCGAAGACGTCCACGAAGGCGACACGCTGGACTACGGATTAGGTTCGCGCCGCTACCTAGTGCATCGCCCGACGCTACGCGGCAACCGCGGCGACGCGTACGCCTACTACGCGGTCGCAACGTTCGCCGACGCCCGCGAACCCGAATTCAAAATCATGGGTCGTCAACAGATAGAGGAACATCGCGACAGGTTCGCCAGCACACGCGACGGGAAAGGGACCGTTACCGGACCCTGGGTCGAACACTTCGACGCCATGGCCCGCAAGACCGTGATACGCGCCCTACTGAACTACCTACCCGTGTCGGTCGAACTACGCGACGCCATACGCGCGGACGCTGTCGAAGCGACCACGAACGACCGCCCGCCGCCGCCCGAACTACCCGCGAACGTCGACGGGCTGACAGGTGAGATAGACGCCCTAACCGTTATCGAAGTCGACGAAAACCCGTCGTGAGTCTGTCGCCTACTCAGCTGTCGCTACGGGCGTTCCGCGAACTGGGTTACGTCGCCGAAGTCGTCGAACACTGGGTCAGCCAGCCGCCGCCAGGACACCGAAAAGACCTATTCGGATTCGTCGACGTGTTGGCTGTCGGCGACGGACACACGGTCGCTGTGCAGTGTACTAGCGACACGAACGTCGCCAGTCGCATTCGCAAAATCGCCGACATGGACGCCCTACCGAAACTGCGCGAAGCGGGCTGGGTCCTGGTCGTCCACGGCTGGAAGAAACAGGGCGGACGCTGGGTCGTCCGCGAAGTCGACGTGTCCTAATGCCCTACCGCCCGACGCCCGACGCGCTGGAACGCGACGCCCGAACACTGTTACTGGTTCTGGCTATCGCCCTGCGGAACATGGATCGTCTACACATAGCCCGCGGCGAAGAAGAAACCAGTACAGGTACATGCTGGCTACCCGAACAGGAACGCCCGCCGAATGGACGGTCGTAATGGCTGGCTGGCGATGGGCGCGACTGGACGTCGACTACTTCCAGAACCCGAAAATCCGCAGCGTGTCGAACGACGCGCGGACGCTTCACATCGCCGCGATTCTGTGGACAACGAAGTACACAACTGACGGACATATCCCGAACAGTTCGCTAACAGATGTCGAACAGGACGCGAACATAAGCCACTACTGGACGAAAAGAAGGGTCGCTGAACTAGCGGCGGCGCGGCTGTGGCTACCAGGCGACGACGGCTGGGAACTACACGACTACGCCGACATGAACCCGCAGGCGATGCGGGCAAACGTGGAACGGGACCGCGCCGCATGGCGTGAACGTCAGGCGCGCTGGCGAAAGTACAGGCTTGACGATGTCACGCCGTGACACGCCGAAATGTCACCCCGTTAGTCACGGGGACTACACGACACAACACAACACTTATGAGTACACGCGTAGACAACTAAGGGTTTTACGCGTACTCGCCCGCTGTGGAAAAGCCTGTGAATAGGCCGACAGGAAGGGGACCGAATGCCAGCGATACCGCGACGAAACCAGGTCACATGTCACTACTGCTACGACGTAATCGACATGGACGCCGAAACGACCTACCAGCGCGTACAGGGCTGGGCGAAGAACCGCGGCGGGCGCGGCGGAACAAACGCCCTAGCCCTACGACAAACCCAGCTGTACTGGGCCTGTCACATGTGCATAGACAAGCGAACAGCGGGACTAGCTAGCGACAGCTGGGAACAAATAGACCTGTTCGCCGAATGATGTATTCGTTCGCCTGTCACGAATGCGGGCGAACGTTCCACCGATACACGCGCATATCAGGACCGCCGCCGACGTACTGCTCAGCCCGCTGTCGCAAACGCGCCCAGCGTCGACGGGCGCAGGTAATTGCAAATGCAACGACATCTGTTGCAAATGCAACAATCGGACTACAGTCAGCCGCGATGACCGACACCCCGACCGAACCAGACCCCGTCGAACCAGACCCCGTCGAACCCGAACCAGACCCCGAACCCGTCGTCGACGATGACAGCGCTAACAAAGGCGGGTAGTACGACCCTGTGGCGAAAGATACGCCTGGTCATACTCACCCGCGACGGCTACGTCTGCCACTGGTGCCACGGCTACGCCGACACAGTCGACCACGTCCTAAGTAGGGCAGAAGGCGGGCAAGACACGCCAGAAAACCTGGTAGCCGCCTGTCGACGGTGCAACTTCAGACGGGGTGCAATTCTGGGCAACCAGCGACGCAACCAGAAACACGGGTCGTTTTTTCTGAACGCGAACCCCGCCCACACCCCGCCCTGTTCCCGGTATCTCTGTGAAACCCCTGGTCAGACGCTAGAAAACTCGAGGGTTTGGTAGGTGGTCGCCAGGTCTTGCCCTGGGTTACGGGGTTTGTCGCAGGGTCGCGGGCGGGTCGACGGTTTGGAGACTGTGGCGGCGCTGTTCGGTCATGGTTTGTATCCGTGGCAGTTGTCGGCGGGTCGTATGGGTCTGGCGCGACGCGGGGACCGCTGGCGTTACGCGGTGAACGTCGTGTGTGTCCCGCGCCAGTCGGGGAAAACGCGGTTCGACTTCCTGTTGTGTGTGGACCGCTGTCTCAGTCAGCCTGGCGCGCAGGTCTGGTATACGGCGCAGTCGCGGACGGACGCGGCGCTGAGGTTTCGTGAACTGGTTCGCCTGTTGCGCGGGTCGCCGCTGGTCGAAGACCGCCATAGGGGCGAACTGGGTTCGGGCGATTTCCGGGTCAGGTCTGGTATCGGCGACGAAGAGGTCGCGTTCGCGAACGGGTCACAGCTACGAATCTTCGCGCCCGCCGAAGACAGTCTTCACGGTTCGGTCACGGACCTTGTCGTGTTGGACGAAGCCCGATTTTTTGACGCCTTGCGCGGCGACGGTCTTATGGCCGCGGCGTTACCGACGCAGGCGACCCGCGACGGTCAGGTGTGGATTACGTCGACGGCTGGCGACGCAGATTCCGGGTTCCTGTTGCGTCAGCTGGAAATCGCCAGGGCGTCGCTGACGAATTCGGGCCATGTCGGTCTATGCGAATGGGGTATCGGCGACGACACGGCGTCTGGGGACCTTCTGGCGACCGTTTGGAAGTGTCACCCCGCCGCGGGTCAGCCTGGCGGGCCGCGTCGTGAGGCGTTGTCGGTCGCCGCGGACCAGATGCCAGCCGCCCAGTTCGCCCACGAATACGGGAACCTGTGGCGCACAGCGGGCGACGCGCGTGTGTTGTCAGGTGACGCCTGGGCGGCGATTCAGGACGACAGCGCGTTACCTGACGGTCGTCCCGTGTTCGCCGCTGACGTTCCGCTAGACCGCGGCGAGTCGCCGATTGTCGCGTGTGTCGACGGGGTCTGCGAACTGGTCGACATGGTCCCGGCTGTGGGCGTCGCGCCGCGCCTGTTGGAACTAGTCGACCGCTGGGACCCGCCCGCTGTCGTCGTCGACGCCGCGGGTCCCGCTGGAACGGTCGCCGACAAACTTCGCCCAGTCTGCGACCGACTAGTCGTGTCGACGACGCGTGACATCGCCGCCGCCTGTGCGATGTTCTACGACGCGGTCGCCGCCCGAACGGTTCGTGTTCGCCCGTCGCTGGTTCTGTCACAGTCCGCGGCTGACGCCCGCAAACGACAGGTCGGACAGTCCTGGGTTTGGTCGCGGGTCGACGGCGGTTCGCCGATTGTCGCCGCGTCGCTGGCGTTCTGGGGCTGGGACCGCGCCCGCACTATCGCCGCGAATCAACAGCAATGGGTCGCGTTCTAAGGGGTCGTCATGGGCTGGTTCAGTAAACGAAGCGCGCCAGGGTCGCCGATACAGTCGCCGCGGGCGACGATTCGCACAGCGACAGACGGGCGCGACGTTCTGTTGAACACGCCTGACGGCTGGGAAGTCGATCAGCCCTGGCTGTGGTTCACGGGTCCCGCGGGCGGCGGGCTGGGTCCGTTCGGTAATCCGCTGGTCGCTAGTGACAGCGACCCGTTCGGGCTGTCGAATCAGGCGGGCGTGTCGCGTTGTACGTCGATTATCTGCGACACGATTTCGGGTCTTCCGTGGAAAGTGTTCCGCGGCGAGTACACCGAACTTCCGACGCCCGCCTGGGTTATCGACCCGCAGTCGACACGGGTAGACGGGCGAGTCGTCGACCCTGGGCAAGTGTGGGAATCGCGTCTGTCGGCGGTCGAATTCTGGGCGAACTGGATTTGTGCGGCGCTGTGGTTCGGCGACGGCTACGTCTACGCGCCTGTTCGCGATTCGCAGGGTCAGCCACAGCCGCCGCTGTGGCAACTTCACCCCGCCGACGTGTCTATCGACGGCGGCGACTACTGGGTAGGCGATAACCGCCTGTCGCCTGGGTCTGTGATTCATCTTCGCGGGCTGTTGCCCTACTGGGACGGTCACGGACACGGGGTGATTACGACTCACGGTCCCGAACTGGCGTTAGCGGCGACTGTGCGGACGTACGCGGCGGGCGTGTTCAATTCGGGCGTTCCCGCGGGCTACCTGAAATCCATGTCGCCGACGATGACGCCCGACGACGCCGCGAAACTGAAAGCGGTTTGGCTGGCGCAGCATGGCGGCGCGAAACGGTCCATAGCGGTACTGAACGCGACGACCGAATTTCATCCGATTTCGATTAGCCCTGTTGACGCCCAGCTGACCGCGGCGCGCGAATGGTCGTTACGTGACATCGCCCTAGCGTTCGGGCTACCCGCCTACATGCTGGGCATCGCAGGCGATAACAGCACATACGCGAACGTCGAATCGCGAATGATCGAACTGAACCAGTTCACGCTGTTGCCATGGATACGCCGAATCGAAAGCGTTCTAGATAGCGAATTTCCCGCGGGTACGTCGCTGAAAATCCGAACACAGGGACTACTGCGCGCGGACACGAAGTCGCGAAACGAAAGCTACAAGCTCGCCCTAGATGCGGGCTGGCTGACCGTCGACGAAGTCCGCGCGCTGGAAGACCTACCGCCACTAGTGAACCAAGGGGTCGCGTAATGAGTAATTCCGAAATCGTGATGGAACTGCGAAGGGTCGACCCGACAGAACGGGTCGTCGTCGGGGTCGTCGCACCGTACGACGAAGTGTCCTACCTGACCCCGCACATCGAAGGGGAACGGATTATGCGCGGCGCGTTCGCGCGGTCTATCGCCCATCATCGCGGCGGGGTCCCGCTGTTGCGGAACCATTCGACCGACCGAAAGCTAGGCATGTCGACGGGCTGGGACGACACAGACGACGGGCTAGTCGGAACGTTCCAAATTAACGAAGGCGTCCACGGCGACGACCTGTTAGAAGACTGTCGAACAGGCGGGCTGGACGCCCTGT